GACTGCGTCGTCGTTGACCACAGGGATGAGGCGAAGGACGCGAGGATCCTCGCGACGAACATGCTCAAGCACCCGGACGAGCATTGCCCGGCGGACCGGGACGGCATCGTCGCGGTCGTCGTCGAGGAGATCAGGTGGCGGAACGACCGCATGATCCCGCGAGAGCGGATCGTCCGCACCTCCGGGTCGCAGAGCGCATTGTTCATGGGTGGCTGGACGGACAAGTGATCCCGTGCCGCTCGCGGAAACGCGTGCGGCATGATTCGGGCGGAGCGTTCCGCCCACGCAACTTGCTAGGAGACACCAATGAGCGGCAACACCAGTGGAATCAGGCTCGGAAACATCCGGCTCAACGACCGGACTGCGGCGATCATCGTGCCGAAGGACCAACTCGCCACGCTCGCGGCGAAGTTGCAGACGGCAGGCGACGCGTGCTACTTCATGTCGATGGATCCCGGAGCGTCCTGCGTCGATGCGGAACGCTTCGTTCAGGCCCACGACATCATCGAAGACCTGATCCGTCAGGTCCGCACTGCGGAGGTGATCTGATGTTGGGTCGCCATCAACTGCCTTGGGCGGAGTACGACCCAACTGACTGGGACGACACGCTCTCCAGTTCTGAGGTCGCCTACCGCATCTGCTATCGCGTCGGCTGTAGGGTCTCGGAGTTCTCCTTCCCTCCGTACCGTTTGACTCGCGACGAGGCGATCTGCTACGCGATCGGGGTGATCCAGTCCTACCGCTACCGATGCGGACCGGAGGTCGTCGTGCAGGTACGCACCGAAGCGTACGGCTCGTACCGGGACGAGGTCGTCGAACTGCTCTGCCTGCCATCCGGCAAGTTGGCGATCCGGGACGAGCGGACCCTGAACTTCCAGACGATCTGCTCGACCACGATTCTGGACGGATGCTGGCGACCCGGAGAACCGTACGACGGACCGTACTGCGCCGGACTGTCGCACCGGGCGGATGCGGAAACTATTTCGCGAAAGTTGCACGAAAGAGGTCCGATGACCCTTTCCAAGCCAGCCGAAACCGGCGATGATTCACCCCAACGGGACGCGTGATCCCGACCTAGGAGAACTGCGATGAACGAGGTTAAGCAAGACGGAAAGCCGATGTACCGCGAGGACGGACTGCCCTACCGGATCAAGTGGAGGGGCAAGGTGTACGAGGTGCCCAGCACCGACGAGATCGAGATGTGGATCTGGGACAGCGTCTGCGAGACGCCGGACGGAGACGAGGTGGAGCCGGATCATCCGTGCTCGTGGCTCTCCCTGCTCGGCCTGATTTGAACTCTCCTTGCCCGGATCGCTCCCATCCTGCCGGACGGCCGCAGCAGGCTCTGGGAGCGTCCGGGTCGGCCGGACCCCCAACGGGACCGGCCAACTCGGGACGCGCCAGAACGGCTCTGGCTGGCCTGAGCACGAGCGTCCGGCCGACAGGCCTGCCGCTCGTTTCCCGGACGGAGCGTTCCGCCCGGTACTACGCACTAGGAGATCATATGGCACACTTCTATGGGACCATCTTGGGGAATCGCGGCGAGGAGTCGCGACTCGGCAGCAAGGAGTCGGGCATCGCGTCGGAGGTCATGTCGTACGGCGGTGTCGTTTCGTCCCGGCTGTACTTCGACCCGATCCGCTGCGAGGACCGGATCGAGATCAGCGTCTCGGAACACAAGACCGCCGGAGGGGAACACCTCGGCATCGTCCTGTCCTGCTCGCTCCACGACCTCGTCGGGCAGATGAAGGCAATCAAGAAGGCACAGGTCGCGCACCGGACCAAGCTCATCGAACTGTCGGAGCTTGCCGCTCGTCAACTGACGGATGACGGCATCGGTGTCGATCCCGGTCTGGTCGCGCTGCTGGACCTCGTGCTGAACGATGCGGAGATGGCCCGCGCCAAGGTGACGGGAGGTCTCGTCGATGAGCGCGCCTGACCTGCTCTTCCTGATCATCGTGATGCCGCTCGCGTGTGCGGCATTCATCGCACCGTTCTTCGTCGCCGCCGGTCGACGGAACGGACTCGTCAAGACCGGCAGCGAAGAGGTGAAGCATGAAGACTGAGACGACTGCGGCGAAGGTCGCCGCACGGGAGCCGGACCCGCCCACCGGAATCATGTCGGCGTTCGTCGCTGCCCTGACCCAGATGAAGAATCCGGCTCTGGACAAGACCAACGGACACTTCCGGGATTACCGGTACGCGTCGCTGGCATCGCATGTCGCTGCGGCGAAAGGTGTCCTTGCCGACCACGACCTCGTGCTGGTGCAGCCGGTCTGGATGCAGGCGGACGGAAGGCTCGTGATCCGCACGACCGTGTTCCACGGATCGACCGGCGAGTCTCTGCAACTCGGCGAGTTCGGGTTCATGCCGCACCCGACCGATCCGCAGAAGACGATCGGCAGCCTGACCTACTTCCGCCGCGCGTCGCTGGCTGCGGCGCTCGGGATCGTCGGCGACGACGACGACGATGCGGAGATGGTCAGTTCCGATCTCCGTCCGAAGGACGACAGGCCGGCTACGCCGAAGGTGACGGTCGCGCAGGCGATCGCGAAGCAGGTCTCTGACCGCATCCGCTCGGACATCCGGGACAGCGACCCGAAGCCGATCGGCGAGGTCATGAAGCAGGCGGTCGCTCCGGCCGTCCGGTCCGCTCCGGCTAACGGAGGCGGTGACTGGCGAAGGTGCAAGGTGGTGAAGGTGACGGAGAAGGAAGGCAACACGCGAGGCAAACCGTGGACGCGGTTCGCGATCCTCGTCGAGCACGAGGGCGAGAATGTCTGGCTCTCCACCTTCACGGAGGATCTCGGAAAGCTGGCCAAGACGATGGTCGGCCGCGAGGTCGAGATCGAGGCGAAGGAGGGCAAGGTCGGAATGGACCTGCTCGGCATGCGTGACGCGAAGTCGGTCACGGTCGAGGATCAGGACGACGACGGCGAGGAGGTGTCCGATGACGACATCCCATTCTGACGAACTGCTGACGACGGCGGAGGCGGCGAAGTACCTGCGGGTGCACGAGCGGACGATCCGCTCGTTCGTGCGGGACGGCATGCTGCAGCAGATCAGGCTCGGCCACCGGACGGTCCGGTTCCGCCGCGATGACCTGCACAACTTCCTGATGCGGCATTCGGAGACGGGAACCAACACTGAGGAGGCCAACAATGGCAACGCTTCTTGAGATCACGGACGACCTGAAAGCTCTTGACGAACTGCTGGCGGAATGCGGCGGAGACATCACCGACACGGCCATCGCCGCGACGGTTGACTCGTGGTTCGCACGGCTCGATTCTGACTTCAACGGCAAGGTGGACAACTACTCGGCCCTGATCACGGAGATCAGGCATCGTGCGGAGACCCGCAAGGCAGAGTCGGAACGACTCGCGAGGCGGGCCAAGTCTGACGAGAATGCGGCGGACTGGCTGTCGTTCCGGCTGCGTGAGGCTCTGGAGCAGCGCGGCATCAAGAAGGTAGACACCGATCGGTACACGGTCTCGGTCGTCGGGAACGGAGGCAAGCAGCCATTGCTGCTTGATGCCGAGATCCCCGGGGAGTGGACCAAGACCAAGATGGTCGTGGAGCCGGACAAGGAGCGCATCCGCTCTTGCCTTGAGGCAGGCGAGTCGCTACCCTTCGCGTCGCTCGGGGAGCGCGGCAAGCGTCTCTCAATCCGTTGATTCCGCTCACAGGCCGGACACTCGCTTCAGGTGGGTGTCCGGCCTGCTCTTCGCTAGGAGAACCAATGAACAAGTGGATCAAGGTCGATGCGGATCTCTTCCGGAAGCCGAAGTTCCTGCACCTCACGCAACTTTCCGGCATGTCCCGGCTGGAAACTGCCGGAAGTCTTGTCGCCATATGGAGTTGGGTGCAGTACTACGGCACGCATACGGAACTGCCCGGGCATCTCGTCGAGCAGGCGACCGGCGTGCCGGCGGGATTCATTGATGCGTTGTGCAAGGTGCAGTGGGCGGTTCAGCCCAACGACAAAGCGTGGACGAAGTTCATGTTCGTCGGCACGACGGACCCGGAGATCAAGGAGATGAAGTCGCAGGCCGGTCGCAAGGGTGCGGCACAGCGATGGCAGGCGGATGGCACGACGATGGCAGATGCATGCCAGATAAAGACTAAGACTAAGACTAAGACTGAGATGAAGACTCATTCAGAAGAATCACCTAACGGTGATTCTTCTTTCCGGCTCGCGGGCGAATCGCCCGGACCCGGATCCCGCAAAGCTGCCCGGATCGGGTGGGATCAGCAGTCAGGGTTCACGGGAATCGACGATGCGCTCCGGTCAGCGTGGTCCGCTGCCGCTCCGCTGGCCGATGTGGCCGGTGAACTGGCCAAGGCACACGCGTGGCTGTCCGGGCAGCCGGCGGCGAAGCGGAAACGCGACTACCGCCGGTTCCTGACGAACTGGTTCCTGCGGACACAGGAACGGATGGCCAGCCGAGGAGGTCCGGACGGTCCGGTCCGCCGGACTGTGCCGTTCGGGTGCACGATGGATGCAGACGGGACGATCCGCACGCCGAGCGGCGCGCGGCTAGGAGGTGACGCATGACGATCACATTCGGCAGGAACACGGAACGACTGAAGGGATTGTGGCCGTCGGCGATGTTGCCTTCGGACTGGCTCGACTTGTGGCGACAAACCTTCACCCACAAGAATCAGGACTGGCTCGCGGAGGCGATGCAGCGTGTCCGGCTCCGGTACTCCTCCGCGCAGCCGGAACTCCGCTGGTTCGTCGATGCGTTCCGGGAGATCGAGCGCGAGCAGCGCACGGCCGAACGGGATTCGCCGCAGTCGCAGGCACGCACGCGAACACGGGAGGAGGAGCAGGCCGAATGCGATGCGGACTACCGCATGATGCTCTCCGAGGTTCTTGCCTGCGAACCGTTCGTCCTATGGGAAGCCATCGACCACATGAAGCAGGGAGCGATGGCACATGTCGTTCGTGGACTCGGACCGAATCCGCGGATGTGGAGCCGGTTCTCCCTCGGGATGGTTTGGGCTGCGATCGAACTCCAGAAGCCGAATGCGAGGAAACTGCTGTACGAGAAGATGGGCTGGACGGCGGAAACGCGACTCGTCGTCAGCGCAGTCGTGCCGGAGAACAAGCGATGACAGAAGCGAACAAGAATGCAAGGAAGCGCGCAATCGAGGTGCGATATGTCGCCGAGCAGATCGCGAGCAGGGACAAGACATGTCCGGACGAAGTCCGTATCTTGCGACTCGCGGCATGTGAACTTGAACGGATGCACGCGGAATGTGAACAAGCGTGGATCGCCATCAACATCATGCGAAACAACATCGCCAGACTTGAGGCAGGAGGCAAACCGTGAAGGACCAACTGGAACTGGTCAGGGGATTGCGTGCGATGTCCGGACCCTTAACGCCGAACCTCGTGACTGAAGCAGCCGACACGATCGAGCGTTTGGTCCGGGAACGCGACGAGGCTAGGCGGATGTATTGCCGCACGGTCTGGATCGGAGTGGGCGATGAAGAGGAACCGCGACGCATCGGCCCGAAAGGGATCGCTCGCATCGAGGGATGGGACTGCTATGCGGAGGCGAACGGGTGAACGCAAATACACGCCGGATCTACGAGACCGCAGCCGACCGGAATCGGCAGTCCGCGATCCTCAAGCTCGTCGCAAGACACTTCGGCATGACGGCTACCGAGATGCCGCCACTCTGCGGCTATGACGGGGAACTGGCCGATAACGCCGGAACTGCCGCGATCGTCGAGATCAAGTGTCGGACCATCTCGTCGACGAGGTACACGACCTTCATGCTCTGCGCTGAGAAGTACACGAACCTCAGGCGGATCGCCCGAACGCGCAAGCTCCGTGCTCTGCTTGTCGTGGCTTGGACTGACCGCATCGCATACTGGGATGCCACGGACCGGGCCATCCCGTACACCCGGCAAACCGGTCGGGAAGACCGAAACGATCCCTCGGACCTCGGTCCCGTCGTAAACATCCATCACAGCAACTTCAGCACCATACCGTCGGAATGACTCCCTAGGAGAACCACATGACCGCAGTCCAAGAACAGGAACCGCAGAAGGACGAATCAGGCTACATCGTGTTCCGCGTGCCGGCGGACCGGGACGAGAGCATCCCCGCCTACAAACAACTGGAATGGAAATGGGTGCCCAATGAAATCGTCGTCCTCGTGCACCGGATACCCGATGGCTTCGTCGTCAACTACAGCGACGGCACCACGGAAACGGTTCTCTGTGCCAGTCACCTGCCCTGCATCGCCATCGCCGAGATGTTCGTGCAGATGATCATGCTGGAGTTAAAGGCAGCCGTACGGCAAGGTAAGCTGCCGTAGTAGAATCCTGCCGTGCTGCTCCGCAACCACGAGGAGCCTGCTGATCCGACCCGCGCTGCCGCTGCGGCGAGGATGCTTGACCTCCGTCCCGTAACCGGAGGCGAGTTGGCCGTCACGCTCCAGATCATCGGAGCGCTGGTCGACAAGACCGGAGAGGTCAGGATCGTGAGAGTCGGAACTGCGACCGTCGTCGTCGCAGGAACCGAACTGCTCGATAACGAGGTCGGAGGCGACGGACCGAATGTCGTCGAGGCGGTCGTGGCGGTCGCCTGTGACTTCGTCCGGTGCCGGGATGCCCGTGCCCGGCTACCGGTCACGGACGAGCCAGAGGACGAGGACGACGCGCAAGGGAGCTTCGCGTGGTGAACATCAGCCTCCCGCTACCGCCCAAAGAACTATCGCCGAACGGACGGAACCACTGGGCTCGCAAAGCCAGAGCCGTCCGGAACTACAGGAGATGGGCGGAGGTCGCGGCGATACAGGCCAGACCGCACGGATGGGTCGTGCCGCATGAACTTGTAGTGACCTGCCGATTCTACTTCCGGGACAAGCGCCTGCGGGACCGAGATAACCTGCTCGCGTCTATGAAGGCAGCGTTCGACGGCATCGTCGATTCCGGCCTGATCCGCGACGACTGCGACATGATTCACATGCCGGTCGCCATCGGTTACGATCGTGAGCGGCAGAGAGTTGAGATCACGGTCGCACCTCCGGCATCGGCCTGAGGGTAAGGGAGCCGGAGCGCACCGACCCTCGGGTATGATCGCGGAATGGCGATGCGTTACTTCAAGGCTCATACCCTGCCGTTCCCGTCGTACGATCTGTCGGCCGTGTGGGCAGGCGGCGGAACTCTGTCCCTGAATTGGCGGAACGGTCCGGACGGAGCTCAAGCGCCGGAGACCGTTCAGATCGGCTATCGGGATTCGACCAACAAACCTGCAGGCGAAACGGTCGTCACCGTCACGGCATCGGTCACGACCGCATTCGTGACCGGCCTGACTGCTGCCACCTATGAAGTACGATTGAGGCGAGAGAGTCCGGTCGGTTTCGGCCTCTGGACGGAAGCAGTTACAGCACAGGTGCCGTGATCATGGAATGGCTGCCCACCCTCATTCAAATCGTGACGATGTTCTTCACGCTTGTGGGGTTCGTCGTGGCCGTCACCTCAAAGCTCAACAAGCTCGAATCGCGCATCGACCTGCTCTCGACTGAGATCCGCAAGGATCGCGAGCTTGTCGAGCATCGCATCCGGCAACTCGAACTCGGCATGTCGCAGGTCCGTGCCGAACTCAGCCGGCTGTCGTACTCGGTCGGCGGACTGCATCGACAGGAACACAAGACCACGGAGGACATGTCATGAATCGATCTTGGCGAACTACATCCCTCGGAATCATCGCGATCGTGACTGCGGTCGCAGGTTTCGTGAGAGCTGTCATCGACGGCGATCCCGCCACTGAGCCGGACATCGCTGCCCTGACCGCTGCGATCGTCGCGGGAGCCGGCCTGCTCTTCGCGAAGGATGCGAAGGTAACTGGCCTGCCCGGAACGACGGAGAAGCAGTGAGGTGGCCGAACTCGCTGTACTCTTGGGCGGCATCCTTGCCGCTGTGGTCGTTGCTTTACTCGATCGGGCTATGGATCCGAGCGTTCGGGTGGTGGCCGGTAGCCGTCATCGTGACCGCATCCGCCGTGCTATCGACCGGCTGCGAAAGCCTGCCGCCGATAGCGCCACCCGGCGAGCCGAGGATGGTCCTTGAGGCCAAGGGACAGGTCCGCCTAGCCGTCTTCGACGAGCGGACCGGCCAGTTCATCGACCTCGGCTGGCACGAAGCTGCCGGACTGAGGGGATGGACCATCGCCGACTACGATTGGGGAAGCGATGAAACGGTTCCCGCCGACATTCGGTGAAGCGGAAACGATCCTTGCCCCGGACTACCTGCTCCTGATGTCCGAGGCAGGTCGTGCCCTGCCGTACGGCATCACTGGTCTCGGGATCGACTTCGGCACGCTCACGAATCCGACGACCATCATCTCGCTCGACGGAGGCACGATCACCGCTCCGTCAAGACTCCCACTTGACTTCGGGTAGGATCGAGTCATGCCGCTCCAGTTCCGCCGTGGCACAGATGCGCAACGCTCCGCCGTCACTCCGGCGGCAGGCGAACCGTTGTGGATCACGGACACCAGCAAACTCTACATCGGCGATGGCACATCGACCGGAGGCATCGAGGTTTCGGGCGGCGGAAGCGGCGGAGCGCCGACGAACGCGTCCTACCTCGTTCTCGGTACGCACACCGGACTGTCGTCCGAGCGCGTTCTCGTCATCGGCACCGGACTGGCATCCACGGATGCCGGTGCCGGCGGCGACCTGACCATCGCGCTCGCGACGCATACTCACGCAGCCAGCAACATCACGAGCGGGACTTTGGCTCTCGCTCGCGGCGGTCTCGCGGCTGACATCTCGACGACAGGCGGCACGAGACAGTTCCTCAAGCAGACATCCGCAGGCGGAGCTGTATCGGTCAGCGCGATCGCGGCCACCGAACTCGGCACGAGCGGTACGCCCGGAACCGACACCTATCTCCGTGGCGACCTGACTTGGTCGACGACCGGAGGCGGTGGCGGAGCGCCGACAAACGCGTCGTACCTCGTCCTCGGCACGAATGCCAGTCTCGACAGCGAACGAGTTCTCACGATCGGAACCGGTCTTGTCGCCACCGATGCCGGAGCGAACGGGAACTACACCATCGCGCTCGGCAGCCACACGCATAACGCCAGTGATGTGCAAGCTGGCACGCTCGCTCTGGCTCGCGGCGGACTGGCTGCGGACATCAGCACGACAGGACCGGGATTCCTCAGGCAGACATCAGCAGGCGCAGCGGTCTCGATCGCAGGCATCGCGGCCACGGACCTGCCCACCCACAATCATGTGGCCAGCAACATCACCAGCGGCACGCTCGCATTGTCGATTGGTGGTCTTGCGGCGAACCTGTCTACCACCGGCGGATCGTTCAGCGTGCTTCGGCAGACAGCGGCAGGCGCTGCCATCACGGTAAACGCGCTGGCGGCCAGCGAGGTCGGAGCGGCAGACCTGCTGCACCAGCATCCTGCAAGCGACATCGTCAGCGGCACGCTCGCACTCGCGCGTGGCGGTCTCGCCGCAGACATCTCAACTACGGGAGGAGCCGGTCGTGTTCTCAAGCAGACCGCTGCCGGTGCGGCAGTCAGTGTCGCGGTGCTCGCCACCACCGACCTCCCGACTCACAATCATGCCGCATCGGACATCAACTCCGGGACGCTGGCTCTCGCGCGCGGCGGTCTTGCGGCGGACATCTCAGCGACCGGAGGGACGGCTCAGTTTCTCAAGCAGACATCTGCCGGAGGTGCTGTGTCGATCGGAACGATTGCCGCGACGGAGGTCGGCACATCCGGCTCGGCCAGCACCTCGACATTCCTGAGAGGAGACATGACTTGGGCTGCTCCGCCCGGAGTAAGCGGCGGAGGCACCAAGACATACGCGTCGTTTACGCCACTGGACAACATGCCGCAGACCAGCGACTACGCGACATTCGACACTCGTTCGAGCGGTGTGCCGGTACTGGACTTCGATCCGACGGCAGTCGAGGCGGCCGTGTTCTGTGGCCTGCTCCCGGAAGGTGCCGTGACCACGAGCGGACTGAAGGTTCGTCTGGCTTGGACAGCGGACACCGTCACGAATACCGACGCAGTCGTGTGGGGTGTGCAGTTCCAGCGCATCGACACGACGACCGATCTCGACGCCGATGCATTCTCGAACACCGTGACTGCGACGGCTGCAGCCAGCGGGACCGCCGGCGTGCCGGTCATCACGGAGATCACGCTGACCGGAACCGCTGCGCTTGACTCTCTCGTTGCGGGCGACTTCTACCGGATCCGCATCTCGCGTGACGCGACCGCAGCCAGTGACGCTCTGACGAATGATGCTTGTCTCGTCGCGGTCGAAATCAGGGACGCAACATAATGGCTTACGACTTCGATGGCAGCAACGACTCGATGGAACGGGCTCAACCATATACGGTCAGCGTTCCTCTCACGCTGGCGTGCTGGGCGAGATCGGACGCAGTGAATCTCAACCGCGTATTCGTGCAACTTGCGTCAGAGCCGATCGGCGGATCCTCCGGCACTGTCGGCAACAGTTCAGTTCACTTAGGACACAACAGCACCGGTAACGTAGTCGCCCGTGCCAATGTGAACAACGGAATCTCTAGTTCTTCCTCTGGCAGTGCTATGGCAGCGAACACTTGGTACCACACCTGTGCGGTGTTCTTCTCGACTACGAGCCGTCTGGCATACATCGACGGAGTTGCGGGAACTGACGCAGGTGGCACCCGTGGAGCCTCGAACTTCGACAACCTGATACTTGCCACAGGCTCAGGTGGAACCTACTCGCTCTCAAACTTCTACAACGGCAAACTGGCTGAAGTCGGAGTGTGGGATGTCGCGCTAAGTGCCGATGAAATCAAGTCTTTGTCGCAAGGTGCTAAGCCGACTAGTGTGAGGCCAGATTCCCTGATCTCATATGTGCCGTTGGTTCGTGAGGCACAAGACACCTGCAACGGAGACATGACCTCGGCCGGTGGCCCGACCGTGTTTGTGCATCCGAGGAGATACGGCTGATGGCCGAGTACGCGATAGTTGAAGCAGGTGCTGTCGCAAGGATCGTCGATATCGATCCGGCGATGCATGCGTCTTGGGTGGCGACCGGCAATCCGAAAGCCGACGCGTATCGCAGGGTGGTTACCGATCAGGTACCTCCGCACGACATCGAAACGCAGGCGGTCGAGCCGTACTTCGTGGTCGCGTCCGATCGCGTGACCCGAGCGTGGCTCGTGCGTCCGCTGACGGCCGACGAACTGCGGAAGAATTGGACCGCGCTTGAATTCCTGTCGAGATTCACGGATGCGGAACTCGCCTCGATCGAAACTGCACGCGAGGCGGATGCCGTCGTGCAATCCTTCTATCGCTCCGCTCTTGCGGCACAGGAAGTCGTCAGCGATGATCCGAGGACAATCGCCGGAATGAACTACCTCGTCTCCATCGGAATCCTCTCGCTGGGCAGGGTTCAGGCCATACTTGGCAACGGGTAGGCAAACGGTGTAGCATCCGTTGTATGGAAGAGGTCAGGTTTCACATCGGCGGCAAGCAGGTCCGGCAGGGATGGCAGATCGTCAACATCCAGCAGGGACCGCATGTCGATTTCGTCGCGGATGCCGCGAACCTTTCGTGGGTCGCGGATAACAGCGTCGCAGAGGTGTACGCATCGCATGTGCTTGAACACCTGCCGTGGCAAGGTGTCGTAAAGGCTCTTGCGGAATGGCATCGCGTCCTCAAGCCGAACGGAAAGCTATGCGTCGCGGTGCCGGATATCGGAACCGTTGCGAGGATGCTTGACTCTCCGTACCTCTCGACCGTCGGAGTTCATCACCTGCTCAAGTTGATCTACGGCGGACAGGTCGACGAGCACGACATTCACAGAGCCGGGTTCGTGCAGGAAACGCTTGAGCAGCTGCTTGAGCAGGCCGGATTCTTCGAGATCAAGAGAGTCGCATCGTTCGGGATGTTCCAAGACTGTTCGGAAATCCAGTTCTTCGGAGTCCCGGTATCCCTGAACTTGGAGGCACACAAATGAAGACGGAACTGGTTGACATCGACTCGATACTGCCGGATCCCGCGAACCTGCGGAGACACGGCATCAAGAACCTGAACGCGATCAAGGGAAGTCTGGCCCGTTTCGGCCAGCAGAAGCCGATCGTCATTGACGCGGACGGCATCGTTCGGGCCGGCAACGGTACGCTCGATGCGGCACGCGAACTCGGCTGGAAGCAGGTCGCGATCGTTCGCACCACGCTGAAGGGAAGCGAGGCGACGGCATACGCCATCGCGGACAACCGCACGGCGGACCTCGCCGAGTGGAACGATCAGATGCTTGCCGAAACGCTCGAAGCTCTCAAGATCGAGGACGAGGCTCTCGCTGCCGCGACCGGATATGACCTCTCGGAAATCGAGGCGATGCTCGCGGAAGATCCTGTCGGCACGATCGAGCAGGACGAGAACCAGAGCATGCACGACGCGGACAAGTATGCCGCGAGCGTGATCCGGCAGATCGTCCTCGTGTTCGGGGTGGAAGAGTACGAGCGGGTGGTCGACGCGATGGGTCGCTATGCTGAAGTCAACGGACTGAGCAACAACACCGAGGTCTTGGTCCATCTGCTGGAGACCAATGGCTATGCGACTTCTGCACGCGTCACTTCGTGACATCGACCTGAACGACTACAAGAACCGTTCGGCGAAGGAATCCGACTGCTCCGTGTTCGTCAAGGACACGGTTCGTGTCGTGGTGAACGGGCAGACCGCGATCGTCTACATCACCGGACTTGACGATCCCGAGCTTTCGCGGATGGCCGAGGTGCTGCCGCGAATCCACTACGCGAAGAGCACGAGGACGAACGGACTCGTGACGACCTCCCGTATCTTCGGCTATGCGCCTCGGAATGAGCTTCGCGGGCATCCGTGTCGTGCCGCGACCTTTGCCGCTGACCAGCCTCATGAGCATGCGACCGTAGCCGGCGGTGCAGTCGTCGTCGCGAGGCACTATCGCCGGGAGTTCCCGGAACTGTCCGACCGGCACGACAGTCTCGCGAAGGAGCATGTGCGGGACGAGTACCGAATCGCGGAGACGATGTTCACGAGCGGCATCGTGAACCACAACAATCCGCTGCGATACCACTTCGACTCCGGCAACTTCCGTGGCGTCTGTTCCGCTATGCTCGGGATCAAGCACAAGGTGCGCGGCGGATTCCTCTGCGTGCCGGAGCTTGACCTGATGTTCGAGATCAGCGACCGCTCGCTCTTGTTGTTCGACGGGCAGGCTCTTGTCCACGGAGTCACGCCGATCGAGAAGCTCGCCGAGGATTCGCACCGGTTCACGGTCGTGTACTACAGCCTGCAGCAGATGTGGAACTGCGACGCGATCACCGACGAGATAGCCAGACTGCGTGCGCAGCGAACGAATGTGGAAACGAAGAGGGCCAAGAAGGATGTCGTCCAGACCTGAATCGGCTCCGGTCCTGAAGGGACCGGGCATGACCATCGCTTATCTCGCTAAAGCCAAGTACGGAGGATGGCCGACATTCCTCCGGCATCTACATGTCGCGATGACCGAGGTCGGTATGGGACCGGCCATCCGGGTCGTCGGCGCACGGACGGCAGGCCTGCCGCACGAGTTCGGCCATGGACTCCGTGCAAGGCGAATGGCGCTTCCCGATCTATGCCGGGCCACTGGGCCGGTTCTGATCGCCGCAGCCGACAAGGACCACGCAGACGCGGCAAGGCAACTCGTAGAGCGGGGAGCCTACATCGTCGTCCACGATCCCGCCGAGAAGCACCTCGCGGGGTTCCCGCAGGACCGCATGATCGTGATCCGCGAGTCGATGCTGCGGCATGCTCCGAAAGCGACATTCATCCGGCATCCGTACCGGCGGGACAATCCCGGCCGTAGAAGCATGTACGAGGCGGTCGCACACTCGCGGATCGACTTCGACAAGTACACGCACCTGATCCTCGCGGCGAACGACCTCGGGGCGAACATCCGCATATTCGGTGCGGCGAACACGCGATACATCTTCCTGAAGATCGCGTCGCGGTGGCCGGACTTCAAGCCGGAGAGGTTCCCGATGGAGGCTGGTGCGGGTGCGGCATTGTGCGCTTCTGCGGAGGTCGTGGTAGACATGAGCGCGATCGCGAACGACGGCGGAGGCACGCAATACTCGTTCCTTGAAGCGTGGGATGCCGGTACTCCGCTGGTCATCAACGCGAAGTGGACCGCCGGCTACCCGGACGGCGACATGCAGCACGGGAAGAACTGCCTCGTTGCTGCCGACGAGACGCAGATCGCTGCGGCCGTCAAGCTCTTGCGGGAGGACAAGTTCCTGAGGGCGTTGGTCGTCGCGGAAGGACGCAACTCCCTGCTCCGGCACGAGCCTCGTACAATCGGCCTGCAGTACAAGCAGGCGATGCGCTTATGACAGATGCCGCGAGCACACCCGATCCGCAGCAGTTGGCGATCACGACGCAGCCGGAGGTAGATCCGAGGCACGCGCGCGAGACGATGCAACTGCTCAGGCGAGCGGTCCTGAACCGGTGGCCGATTCCCGACGAGATGAGACGCATAGCGCCGCGCATCGCAGGCCGGATCGCCGTCGAAGGCAAGACAGACCGTGAACGCTTGCGAGCCGTGGAATTGCTGGCGGCTCTGGACCGCGACAACATTGCGGCATTGGCGACACTCGACAAGATCGAAAGACTTGAGGGCGGAGAGGCCACGGAGCGGATCGAGTTGTTGCCGATCCGCATCGGGGTCCGGCAGTGACCGCAGCGCAGATCGAACTGCCACCGCTGTATCCCAAGCAGCACAATGCGATATGCGATGCGGCACGCATAGTCGTCATCGAGGCCAGCACGAAGAGCGGCAAGACGCTCGGATGCTTGTTGTGGATCCTTGAGTTCGCGTGGAACAGGCCGGAATCCGTCTGCTGGTGGATCGCACCGACATACGAAGTGACCAAGACGGTCGGCTTCGAAAGGCTCGCGACGATGATGCGGGACGCGGATCCGCAGCAACGGATCTGGAAGCGGAACGATTCCCGGCTGATCATCTCGCTCGCGAACGGTTCCAAGATCGCGTTCAAGTCTGCCGACAATCCGGACGGTCTGTTCGGCGAGGATGTGAACGCAGCCGTGATCGACGAGGCGACGCGTTGCCCGGAAGAATCGTGGTATGCAGTGCGCTCCACCCTGACCGCGACCAGAGGCAAGTGTCGGATCATCGGCAATCTGAAAGGCAGGAAGAACTGGTGCTACAAGCTCGCTCGTGCGGCAGAGAGCGGTGCGGAGCCGGAGATGGCGTATCACAAGTTGACCGCTGCGGATGCGGTCGACGGCGGAGTCATGCATTCCGACGAGGTCGATTCTGCGCGAAGGCAGTTGCCGGATCATGTGTTCCGCGAGTTGTACCTAGTCGAAGCCAATGACGATGGCGGAAATCCATTCGGTCTCGACGCGATCCGGTCGTGCATCCGTCCGATGTCGCAGGCTGAGCCGGTCGCATTCGGCGTTGACCTCGCCAAGTCGACCGACTGGTCCGTCATCGTCGGACTCGACGCGAACGGTTCCGTGTGCCGATTCGAACGCTTCAGGATGGACTGGCAGGCCACACGCGTGCGGGTCGCGGAGTCGGTCGGGAAGGTGCCTGCCCTGATCGACTCGACCGGCGTCGGCGACCCGATCGTGGAGGATCTGCAGCGAGGCAGATCTAACATAGAGGGATTCAAGTTCACGGCCGTCAGCCGGCAGCAATTGCTGGAGGGATTGGCTGCGTCGATCCAGCGGAAGGAAGTCGGCTTCCCGGACGGAGTGATTCGGACGGAACTGGAAGCGTTCGAGTGGGAATCGACCCGGACGGGTGTCCGATACACTGTGACTGGCGGAGTTTATGATGACTCCGTGATGGCGTTGGCGTTGGCTGTCCGGCGTGCATCCGTACGCCAGCCGACCTTCAAGTTTCGAGTCATCTGATGCTCCGACGCTTACTGTCCCTGATAAAGCAGCCCAAGACCGACGCAACCAATGCGCAGCAGAGGTATCTGCGCGCATCGCTCGGCATGATCCTGAGCGGATCCGGTGCCGATCAGCGGGCGCACTATGCAGCCGTCACCGCGATCAAGCGTTACCGGTCTTGGATCTACGCTGCTGCCAGCATCAATGCGTTCGGCGTTTCTTCCGTGCCGCTGCGTCTGTATGTCCGGTCCGGGCAAGCAGGCAAGTTGTTCCGTACGGGAAAGGTCAACAGGGACCGGAAGGGATATCTGCTCGGCAACGGGCAACGGACACCGAGCCGGACCGTGATGTCTAAGATGCACGACTTCGGTGCGGAGTTCGAAGAGGTCACGGAAGCGCATCCGGTCCTTGACCTATTGCGCAAGGTGAATCCGCAGATGAACGGATTCGACCTAGCGGCGACTCGGACGCTCTGGCAGGAACTGACCGGCAATGCATACCTGCATGTGATCAAGAACCAACTCGGCGTGCCGTCGGAACTCTGGCCGATGCCACCGCAGTGGGTGGAAATCGTGCCGAGCGAGACCGAGTTCATCGCCGAATACAAGTACGGCAAGGATTCGAACACCAAGGTGTCGATTGCGCCGGATGAGGTGCTGCACTTCAAGCGACCGAACCCTGAGTCGTTGTTCTACGGGATGGGCAAGGTCGAGGCAGCGTGGGGAGTGGCAGACCTGAACGACGCGAACCACGAGATGGACATCGCGATGGCACGGAACCGTGCCAGACCGGACTATCTCGCGACGATTCAGAACACGGATGCCAGCGAGGATGCGATCGCGGAGTTCGAGAGAGCGGTCAACGAGAAGCTGAAGGGACCGGAGAAGCAGGGCGGATTCATCGCGCTCACCGGGCAGGTCGACCTGAAGCCGATGCAGTTCGCACCGAAGGATCTTGCGGGACGCGACGAGATCGTCGAGGAGATCGCAGCCGTGTTCGGCGTGCCGGTCTCGATGCTCAAGGCGAACGATCCGAACCTCGCGAGCGCTACGACCGGATTCGCCCAGTGGCGCGAGTCCACGATCCTGCCGCTCCTTCGGCTCGACGAAGAAACGCTGAACCAGAAGCTGCTCCCGATGTTCGGCATCGAGAACGATGCCGTCCTTGCCTACGACGATCCGGTTCCCGCGAACAGGCAACTTGACCTTCAGGAACACACGGGACTCGTCGCAGCCGGAGTCATGACCATCAACGAGGTCCGCGAGGCGAGAGGACTCGACGCGTTGGACATCGAAGAGGCGCAGTATCCGATGGTGAACGGGCAGTCCTTGGCTCCGCTCGACCTGACGGACCTTGAACCGCAGCCTGAGCCGCAGCAACCACCGATGCCGCCGGTGGCTGAGCCGGCTGCCGAGGCTGTTCCTGAGCCTCCACCGCCGGTCAAGAGTAAGGCCACGACGCAGGGAGCGCCGGAGCGATATTCCGGCATCGACTTCACGCCGACGGAAGGTATGGCAGAGGCAGCGGAGCGTGGCCTGCGATTGCGAGCGGAGTTCAATCGTGGCGGGACGGAGGTCGGCGTTGCCCGTGCGACACAACTGAAGAACCGCGAGGTGCTGTCGCCAGAGACCGTGCGCCGGATGCATTCGTTCTTCTCGCGGCACGCATCCGACAAGCGTCCGGGATGGGACGATCCGAGCGATCCGTCAGCCGGTTTCGTCGCACACCTGCTGTGGGGCGGAGATGCGGGCAAGGACTGGTCCGAGCGCGTGACCGCACGAATGGATCGGGCGGACGACGAGGACAAGGGAATCGAGGCGAAGGACGCGCTCGCAGAATGCGTCGCGGAGAAGATCTCGCTGCTGCTCGCGGAAGGCTACGACCGGGATCAGGCCATCGCGATCGCATACGAGAAGTGCGGCGAGAAATCTGCGAAGAGCTGTGGATGCTGCTCCGAAAGCAAGAGCAAGAAGCACATCATCACGCAGTCGGAACTGCTCGATGAGACCGTCATGCTCACGAAGTCCAAAGCAAGGGATCGCATCGAGGAGAAGGTGGTCCGCCGTCTTGAGCGGGAAATCGGAAGGCTGAATCGCAGGCAGATGGATGCAGTCCTGAAGGCGATCACGAAGAGCGGATTGCCTGAGGACATGCTTCTATCGGAGGCGAAGAAGGCTCTTCAAGACGACTTGCTGGACTACATCGAGACGCAGGTCAGCGTGAAGGTAGCGCCATACCTGAAAGAATCTCTCGGCATCGGATTCGCCAACGGCAAGGATGGAGTCGAGGATGCCATCCGGCGAAGCGTCGGCGGTGAACTTCCGAGGTCCATCTCCTTCGATGAGACTCCGGCAACGGACTGGAGCAGGACGCGTGCGGTGGAGCTTGTCGATGAGTTAGGCAAGACGACACAGGTAAAGGTCGCGACCGTACTCTCCGAGCTAGTGGATGAAGGCGCCACCATAGACGAGATGGCCGACGAGCTTGAGACTCGCGGATTCGATCCCGGTCGCGCTCGCAGGATCGCTAGGACCGAGACAACCAGAGCGATGAATCGCGGACAGATCGATGCGTGGAAGCAGAGCGAGGTCGTGACCGGCAAGAAATGGCTTGCGTCACCGGAAGCATGCCCGTTCTGCGAACAGCTTGAACGATCCGGTGAGACCAAAGCGATGGATCAGGATTTCCTGCAGGTCGGAGACTCCGTCACGGCAGAAGGAAAGACGCTCGTGGTCGACTACGATGCCGTGACCGGTCCTCCGCTGCATCCGAACTGCCGGTGCTCACTCGTTCCGGTTCTGGAGTCAGACAAGTGAACCGCAAAGACTTCAAGGCGAATACGACCGTCAACGGATCGAGCTTCAAGGCGACCATCTCGACCGACAGCGTCGACCGTGACGGAGAGGTCATGGTCCCGCAGGGCATGAACAGCAAGGACTTCGAGCGGAACCCGGTGCTGCTCTGGCAGCATGATTCCTCGCAGCCGATCGGCCGTGCCATCTCGCTGAAGCGTGGCGAATCGTCGATCGAGGCGGAGTTCGAGTTCGCGAAGCGACCCGACGATTACGAGGGAGACTGGTTCCCTGACTATGTGCGAGGACTTGTCGCTGCGGAAATCCTTAAGGCAGTTTCCATCGGGTTCATGCCCATCACGGGAGGAGAGCGCATCGCGACGAAGGGTGATGTCGAGAGATACGGCCCGGAAGTCCGCAAGGTGTATTCGAAGTGGAAGCTGCTTGAAGTGTCGGTGGTCAGCGTCCCGGCCAATCAGGATGCGCTGATCACGGCGGTCCAGAAGGGATATGTGACCGGCTCTGCGGTGAAACGGTTCAATGGCATCGCTGCTCTCTCGCTTTCGCTGAAGCCAAAGCACAAGATCGTCGTGCGTGTGCCGGAGCTCGGCACTGAAGAGGCTGCGAAGATGGTGCGGGCGGAGATCGCGAAAGCCTGCGGACGCTTCGTGGTATGATCGTTCTTGCCTTACCCGGGCGCGTGGCGACTCGCCGAAGCGATGCGGTGGCAGCGTAATCAACTACCATCAACTCCACAGGGAACGAAACATGAAGTTCATGAAGCACGGCGAGGTGCAGTCTGCGCTGCAGAATCTCGCCAACCAGAAGGGTGCGAAGGGATACGGGCGGGCCAAGGAACTCTACCTTGAAGGTGTCGTCGTGACCGACGAATCCGGCCAGCCTCTCGATCCGTCGCAGATCGAATACGAAGTCAAGCTCTCCGCCGGCATGACCGATGCGGCCGAGCCGATGCCTGCCGAGTCGGAAGAGGAGCCGGAGAAGAGCCTTCGGCTCGCCGTCCGCGAGGCCATCAACAGCGAGATGAAGAGCATCGCCCGTCCGAGCGTCGTGGTCCAGTCTCCGTTGAAGATTGACGGCAAGAGCCGACACTTCAAGAGCGACGAGACCGCGTATCGCTTCGGCCGGTTCGTCGCTGCCGCGATGAAGAACCACAAGAGCATCGAGTGGTGCAAGAACAACGGCATCCAGCTCAAGGGACACACCGAAGGAGTCAACTCCGCCGGTGGCTTCCTCGTGCCGGAAGAGTTCGACACCGCTCTCATTACGCTCCGCGAGCAGTTCGGCGTGTTCCGCCGCAACGCTCGAATCGTCCCTATGAGCTCCGACACTAAGCGCATGCCTCGTCGCAAGTCGACGCTGCTTGCCTATGCCGTCGGCGAGGCATCGTCCGGGACCGAGAGCGAACAGGTGTTCGATCAGGTGAACCTCGTCGCGAAGAAGTTCATGGTGCTGACGACTGCATCCAGCGAAGTGAACGAGGACGCGTTCGTGAACCTCGGCGACGAGATCGGCCGCGAGATCGCGTATGCGTTCGCGCTGAAGGAGGACCAGTGTGGCTTCCTCGGCGACGGAGCGAATCCGACCTACGGCGGCATCACCGGAGTCATCGAGAAGTTGAAGGCTGTCGATGCGACGGTCGGCAACATCAAGGGATTGGTCGATGTGAGCTCGTCCGCTTGGAGTGACATCGACATCCCGGACCTGCTTAAGCTCCCGGCTCGCCTGCCTGCGTATGCCGATTCGCCGTCGTGCAAGTGGTACTGCCACAAGACCTTCTATCACGAGGTGATGGAGAAGGAGGCGTACAAGTCCGGTGGCGTTACGGCTCGCGAGGTCCGTGAAGGCACCGCGACGCCGGTGTTCTACGGCTATCCGGTCGAGTTCGTGCAGGTCATGCCGAAGGTGTATGCGAACGATTCGGTTCCGCTGCTGTTCGGCGACCTCTCGATGGCTGCGTACTTCGGCGACCGCAAGCAGACTGCCATCGCGTTCAGCGATTCCGCCCTCAACGCTTTCGAGCAGGACGAGATCGCGGTTCGCGGCAGTGAACGGTTCGACATCAATGTCGCCAATGTCGGCGACACCACGGATGCCGGTCCGATCATCGGCATGTTCCTTTGATCCCACTGACCCCTCTTCCTCGGTGGGGCGGGGGAGCAATCCTCCGCCCCACCTGAAAGGTTCGACACATGAATCCCTCTCAGAATGTCAAGTCCATCGTTGCGATCGGTTCCCAAAGCATCGTCGGCGGCACCGGCGCTGTCGGCAATGCCGTAGACACTCGTGGCTTCGACTACGCCACCTTCCACATCGGCGTTATCTGCGCTACCGCGACCTCGATTCCGACCTCCATCTCCATCCAGCAGTCGGACATCACGGATGGCACCGGATTCGCGGCGATTGCCGGGTTCCCGATCACCTCCGGCCTGCCTGCTGCAGTCAACACCAGCACCGCAGTGACCAATGCGTTTGCGGTCATCGGCGTCGATACCCGCGCTCGCAAGCGTTACCTGCGTCTTGCGATCATCGGCGGAACCTCGGCCAACACCACGACCGCCATCGCGGTCTTGGACAATGGCGAGGCGGCACCGATCGCGGCGGCCGACGCAGGCTCTCGCTACTTCACGGCTGTCTGATACCATCCCTGCCGCACGCGACTCCGCAGGCGAGCGTCTCGTGACGCTCGCCTGCTCTCATAGAGGAACAGGGATGTCAATCGAGATTACGAACGAACAGCAGGCCGAAAGTCGGATCAAGCTCAACGGGCATGCGGAACTGGCGAATGTACGGGACGGGACGCTAGCCTCGATCGAGGTCCGCAACGAGATCACGCAGTTCACCGGACAGCAGGCGCTGGAGGCGATGAAGGAATGGATCAAGAAGCTCAAGGTGGGAGGTGAGCTGCTTGTTTCCGTGCCTGACTTCGACCGTTGCGTTGACGCCTATCGCAACGGAACTGCCGCCGATGTGGAGTTCCGCCTGATCGGGACGCAGGGCGAGCACAAGTCCATCTGGAATCGCGGGAAGGTTCAGGAACTGCTGAGGCAATCCGGCCTCGACGAGATTGGATCGTGGGCATGCGGACCCGACGACATGTGGCTCGGCATGCGCGGCAGCAAGGTAGAGCCGATCACCGAACTGCAGAATGTCGAGGGACTGATCTCGATGCCACGACTTGCGTGGACGGAGAACATGTTCTGCTCGATCGGAGCGTGCCTGCCGCTGAAGATCAATCTCACGAAGCACACGGGAGCGTTCTGGGGCCAGTGTCTTTCTCGCCTGATGACCGAGGCCATCGCGAAGCCTGCGATCGAGTGGGTGCTTACGATCGACTACGACAGCATCTTCAGTCGGGAGGACATCGTGTCCCTCTATCGGCTGGCCAAGAAGCGGAACCTCGATGCGGTCGCTGCGATGCAGGTCGGGCGCGAGCGTCAGACCGTGCTGATCACTTGCAGCGACGATGCTGGAAATCCGCGAACGAGCCTCACGCTGGAAGAGATCGAGAGCGATGCGATCGAGGTGGCGACCGCACACTTCGGCCTGACTCTGATCCGTGCCGATGCGCTCAGGAACCTCCCTCGTCCGTGGTTTCACGGGCAGCCGGCACCGGACGGGACTTGGGGCGAGGGCAGGGTGGACGACGACATCCAGTTCTGGAAGCAATGGAAGCGTTCCGGCTATCGCGTGTGGCAGGCCAATCGGGTTCGCATCGGCCACATGCAGGTCGTCGTGTCTTGGCCGGACCGGACCCTGTCCGCGAGGCACCAGTACCATAGTGAGTTCATCAACCACGGTAAGCCCGACTGGGCAAGGTGACAGATGGCCGTCGACGCATACGCCCTCACCACGCTCGCGAAGCTCCAGACCTACCTCGGCCTGTCGGCAGGCACGGACGAGGGACTGCTGGAGGATTCCATCGACGCAGCTTCCGCGATGATCGAGAACACGCTCGGCCGGAACATCATGTCGCGCGAGTACTGGGAATGGCGGGATGTGGCCGGAAACACCCGCAGCATCTCCGTACGGAATCCTCCGATCACGAGGATCGAGTGTGTCGCGGTCGGATCGAACACCGCTATCACCGTTTCCGGCGATCCCGCAGCGGACGCGATCGGCTTGAGCGTACATGTGCAAGAGGACAAGGTGTACCTCTGCCGTCTCGATGCGTCGGGCCAGAAGCATCAGACCTCGCTCTCGTTCGGCTCGCACAAGACGATCGCGGCGATGGCGACGGCGATCGACGGCACGACAGGGTTCATCGCAGCCAGCCTGATGAACGGTCCGGTCCAACTGCTTCATCCGACGGGCGGATTCAATGTCTACGGGACGACGGCATTCCTGACCGCTGCGTGGGATGTGACGATCGACACGAGAGTCGACTACGCCGCTGGCATGATTCACCTGATATCGGATTCGTGGCCGAGCGACCACTGGTTCACGGAGTTCCGCGCTGGCAATCGCAATGTCTTGCTGCACTATGTCGGCGGATACGAGACCGTCCCGTACGACATCGAGCAGATGTGCCTTGAGATCGCAGCCGGCCTGTATCGGGACCGCAAGCGAGACACCGGAGTGCAGAGCGAGAGTCTCGGCGACTACTCGTACACGAACGCTCCCACCGGAAGGTATCAGGAGATGATTCGCATGAGGCTAGGCGCCAAGACGAGGATCCGGTGAGCATTCCGTCTCTCATCACTGCATACGGGCGCAGCCTGACGCGAATCCGTCCGACGGCTGGACGGGACGCTGCTGGAGCCGTCGTCGCCAGCACGACGGCAGCGACCGCGACGGCCACGATCAGCGGTTACTTGCAGGAAGGCTCCGGTTCCGCAGGCGATAGATACGGACGGGAGAACACGCAGTTCAGCGCGACCCTGTATTGCCTTCCGGGAACCGATCTCCGCGAGACCGATCTCGTTCGAGTCACGATCAACTCCGCGACGCGCACATATCGCGTGGAATCCGTGCGCGTTCCCGATGATCGAGCGACAAGCGATGCGCTGTATCACATGATCGTCGATCTCCAAGAGGATTTGCCGAGAACATGAGCAAGACAACTTGGAGTTTCGACAAGCGAGTCATCGTCGACGCAATCGTCGAAGGATGCAAGAATGGATCTCAGGATGTCATCCTGCAGGTCCAGCGGGAAATCCGCAGGAATCTCAGTCAAGGCGGAAGCGGCATCTGGTACTGGGGGAATCCCGCACGATCATCGGGTCCCGGCGAGCCTCCGGCCACCCAGACCGGCAGACTCAGAAACGGATGGCAGGCACAGCCGAAGGTGTTCGGCAAGAACCGGAAGATCGGCTGGATCCTGTCTGCCAGCAAGGTTCCCTATGCGGCGATCCTTGAGTATGGCGGCTACGCAGGCCGGAACCGGTCCGTCAAGATAGAGGAGCGGCCATACATCATGCCTGCTGTCGAGGTCGTCCGGGACAAGGCGACGGATGTGTTCGCGTCTTACATTCGCCGTGAACTTCAGAGCGCGATCTTGAGGAAATGAAGCATGAACGAATTCCTGAGATCCTTGAACTCTGCGTTGGTTTCCACGGAGTTGACATCGTGGTATCAAACGCTCGGGACTCGCGTGTATCTCAATGTGGCACCTGAGAACGCGACGCTGCCGCTATGCGTGTACCGTGTCGTGGACCACATCATCGAGCCGGTGTTCGCCACGAACAAGGTTTCGCGTGAACGGATCACCATCGAGTTCGACCAGTTCCACCAGACATCTGGCGGAGTGACGGCAGGCCTGTCCGCGTCCGAAAGTCTTGCGGTCTTGCTGGACAACAGGGAGCTGAATCCGACCGGGTATGATCGTATCGTCCTGCGTTCGGAATCGCGTGGCGTTCCGGAAGTCGAGGACGACGCGATACGCACGACCTCGCGATTCAGAGCCATAGGAACACGCACGAGCACCTGAAATGCCCAACTACCTCATCGGAAACGACGGCGGAGTGTCCTTCGGGACGCAGCACAACGCGCAGTTCAATGTGTGGAACGCGACTTTCTCGCGTGTCGTGTCGGAAATCTCCGGATTCTCGGATGCCGCTAGGCGACGCCGGCTCGGAGTGCATGATGTGAGCGGATCCGCAGGTGGCTTCATGATCGCCGATGCTGCCGGTCCCGGTGTCAACACGACTAAGTGGGCGACCAGCGGAGCGAAAGTCTACCTGCATGCGCTCGGTTCCGGCACGGTTACGACGGGCGGAACGGTCTGCACGCTGCACTTCGACGCGATCGTCAGCGACATCGCGATGAGCAACGCAAAGACAGGGGATGCCGCGATCACCTTCAACTTCCAGCTTTCCGGCGGTGCGGCTCCGACGGAGACTTGGGACGAAACGACCTGAAACATGCCAACGACCTACCTCACCGGCAACGACGGCGGAATCACTTTCCCGACTGCGCACGCAGCGCAGTTCATGACTTGGAACGCGACCTTCTCGCGGAACGCTTCTGATGTGACCGGATACGGAGATACCGGTCGTCGTCGCAAGTTGGGCATATGGGACATCTCCGGTTCGGCTGGCGGATCTATGATCGGGAACGAGCCGAACTCATCGCCCGGCATCGCCAGTTCCGACGCTGATGGTGCATCAATCACCCTGAAGGCAAGCACCGCTTGTTTCTACACCTTCGTCGCTGTGATTTCCGATGTCGCGGCGAGCGTCACCAAGACCGGTGACTCGATGCTTGCGTTCAACTTCGCCAACTCAGATGGCGCTATCCCGACGGAGACTTGGGACGAGTCATGAGGCTATGGCCCACGACCGTCCTGACTCCGGACGACTGGGTCGCGGACCTCCGGTTCACCGATGGGACCAGCAGCAGGATCGGCCTGTCCCCGCACCTCACCGAACAGCAGGCTCTGGACAGGATCGCCACGCTGGTCCGGTGGCGCAACAGCATGCGCAGGCTTGTTGATTGCAAACTTCAACGCCGGTATGCTGCATTCAATTCCGTTGAAGACATGCATCCTGTGAACAGAGGGAGACTCACGAAGTGAAGGCAATCGAGATTCGAGACGGTTTCCGCGTGCCGATGCTGACCGTCCGCGACATGCTCTACTTCACGGACCTCGCGTTCGAGGAAGAGCGGAAGGTCTTGATGGCTGACCTCGACGCTTCCGGCGTGAATCCCGAAGTCCGTCTGATGGAGTTGCGTGAACATTCGAAGCGTAAGGGTTCAGCCGCGATGCTGATCCTTGCCGCATTCCGAATCACCATCGCAACGGAGATGGTCCAGCAGGCGATACATCGAGCCGGCGGGGACTCGGATCAGATGATGAGCGGCATGCGGCCGGATCGCATCGTGGAAATCGCCAAGGCTCTCATCGGTTTCGAGCCTGCGCCGGATGCCGTCCGCCCTCAGGAGCCGGTTCAGCAGACGGCCTGAAGCCGATCGACTGGATCGGCAACGCTGCATTCGTCGCACGCAACGCTCCCGGATTCGGCAATCCGTTGGACATGCCCGTTGACCTCTTCGCAGAGGTGGTCCAAACGGTGTCCGATATGATGATGGCCGAAAGCGGAGGCGATACCGGACGCTCCGCCGTAGATCGCGAGATGCGGAGGCTGCTTGGCAACTGATCCAAGAATCGAAGTCGTCGTATCTGCCGCCATCGGCCAGCTTGAGAACGGTATGGCGCAGGCAGAGCAGACTGTCGCGTCTGCTGCCGCGAACATGACGCAGTCCGTGGAACGCATGTCCCTCGGGCAGCGATTCGACGCCTACATGAAACAGGGTGCGGCCGGAGCCAAGAGGCTCGGCCTAGCATTGGGCGGACTCGGTGCCGCCAGCGCTGCTGCGGTCGGAGACATCGAAGGTGCATTCCGCATGCTGCCCGGCGTGTTCGGGATGGTCGGCTCATCGGCCATGGCTCTCGGCAAGATAATCGGAGAGCAGATATTCGGCTCGGCAGCGGAGGAGCTGGAGAAGTTCAAGAAGGAGATGGCGGAACTGGACAGGGCGACCGGTTTCCGCACACAGGCAAGAGACGCGGAACGACTCGTTGCGATCGAGCAGGAGACAAACACTCTCGCCAGAATCGAGTTGCAGCGCAGGAACGAGATAGCAAAGGTCCGTCAGTCCATCCTCACGATGGAAACGGAGGGAGCCAACGCAGAAGCTGTAGCCGCAGTCGCCGCTCAGGAGCGGCTGATCAATGTCAAGGCCGAGAATGCGGTCAAGGCCGAGATGGCCCGGAGGAGTGAAGAAGAGGCGAAGAAAGATGAAGAACGATCGGAGTATCGGCGCAAGCAGGCGGAGGATGCGGCAAGGCTCGCGGAGGAGAAGCGCAAGGCGCAGCAGGTCGCGAGTCAGGAGATCGAGGACATTCAGTCCCTGATTGTCATCGCGAAGGAGCAGGACCAACTCCGGGAGAACGAGCTTCAGCTTGAGATGAAGTTGCGGGACATCCGGCGGGACCGCAAGGAACTCACTGAACAGATCGGAGCGGAGGCCGCAAGGAACCTGATGCTCGCGAGGGAGGAGCTTGCCATCGTCAACGCGGAACAGCGGGCGAAAGAGATCACCGCGAAGCGAGAGCAGGAGGCTCAGAAGGCAGAGGCCGATGCCCTGAAAGAAGAGTTGCGGCAGCGACAGGACATGCTCAAGGCTCTCGACAAGCCGATGTCCCTCACACAATCCATCCAGACGAGCATCGGCGGGAGTTTCACCGTGGCGAACAGCAGCGTGCAATCCGCGATGAAGAGCATTGCGGAGCGGCAGTCCACCTTGCAGCAGCAGATCAAGGAACTGGTCGAGCGAATCTCCCAGCAGGTATCCGGTATGCAAGGAGGTCTCGCATGAGCGTGCAGGTCAAGGAGCTTCTGGAATCGCGAGCAGTATCGAAGAAGCAGGGCAAACTCACTGCGACACGGTCGTTTCATGTCTGGGACGACGCAGGAACGCTTACATCACCGGCAACGCTGGCGACGCTGTTCGGCACGAATGGCCTGCCGATCTATGGCGAGGAGTTCCCGGAATCGCCGAACCTCGTCGCGAGAGACTACGAGTACGCGAAGGTGTCTGGGCACAATGACCTGTGGCTTGTGCGATGGGAATACGCCGAGGTGGCGTTCGGAACGAGCCTGCCGGAGAAGGAGCCGGGACAGCCGGGATACATCGAGATATCCGCGACCATATCGGCCGAGCGCGTGGAAGCGTGGCGAGCGCATAGCTACGCGGAACTCGCCCAACTCACAGGATCAAGCGGACTGTATCCGAATGGCAACAGTTCGACGAAGCCGGACATCGGCGGAGACAGGATCGATGTCGCGGGCGCACCGCTGCAGGCGATCGTGCGGCAGGTCGAGATCACGATCACCGAGGTCCGGTCCGGCATTCCGAATCTGCTCTTCCTGCTGCCGTACACTTGGAGCCGGAACAGCAACGGATTCCTGAACGCGCCGACCGGACAACTGCTCTATGTCGGAGCCAACATCAACCGGATCGATGTGAACCTCTTTCAGTTCTCCCACAAGTTCGTGCTGGATCGTTGGTGGCACATGCGGCAGATGGCGATCACGGATCCCGAGGGCAAGGTGAAGACCGTGCCGTACGGGACACCATCGGTCCGCCGCGCGGAAACTGTGCAGTTCGTCCAGCCGTTCCCGACGACGAGAGACTTCTTTCAGATGAGTCCTAACTTCAGAGGCACCGCATAATGGCGAACGAGATCACATACAGCTCCCGGATCACGGTTTCCAAAGGGAATCTGCAGATCACATACTCGCCGTCGGCGATACAGCCGGATCTCGAAAGCGATACCGGTTCGGCCGGTCAGCAGATCATCGGAACCACGCCGGAAGCTGTCACGATCGGCACGGACACATCCAGCGGCGGTATGGCGTTCTTCAGGAACCTATCGACCGCTGCGAGCATTACGGTCTCCAAGGCGACGAACACCGCGAGCTTTGATGCCCTGCTTCGCCTACTGCCGGGCGAGTATGTGATCTGCAGGCTGCAGACGACGAATGTGTGGGCACAGGCGTTTACGGTTTCAGGCGCGACGCAGGCAACTCTGCAGTATCACATCCTCTCCTCATGAGCAAGCGATTCACGAGCGGAGGCGCAGGGCGATTCACATTCGAAGATGCCAATCGCATCCTTGACGCTGCTGATCGAATCGAGGGTTCTCAGCAAGACCCATCGCGATCGCCAATCCGGACGCCTCGTCCTTCGATCGTGGCACGACTGACCAATCCGTACAACTCATTGCAGTTCGAGCCGGAGTCTCCGGTGCGAACCTTGATGGCTTGGGACTGGACGGAGGTGGCCGTGCTGGAAAGTGCCGGAGCCTTGTTGCGTCGCAGCCTCGGGTTCGCGGGCGGAATCTCGGCGAGTGACTACGACAATCAGACGCGAGGAGTGGCGGTCTGCATTGACGGTCAGGCGGTGTCCGGTGACATCGTCGTTCTGCATCCCGTGTCGAATGCGATGACCTATGACCCTTGGGTCTCCGAGCGATGGTGGGCGTTCAAGGGATCGAACAAGTTGTTCTCGTCCGTTCCGTTGCTGATCTCAAACGCAACGCTGATCGCGACCCGCAGATGGAAGTACACGGTCGCGCCGCAGATGTTCGATGCGCAGGGCAACACGGCCGCGATGATGGAGTTCCCGTCTGGCATCGCCTTCAACACCTACGAGACCGCCAGCTTCGGACACGGGCAAGCTCTCAACTTCTCGTCGCCGGTCAGTTCTCTGGCGGTCGCGGCATGCCAAGGTATGGTCACGGGAACGCTGCTGTCTCTTGGCGCGACTGCCATCTACTGCTTTGAGGCGGCGAATCCGGTGACTCCGCAATGCAGCTAAGGAGCCGGACATGATCGCAAGGCAACTGACGACCACCGACCAGCAGCTTTACCTGAACGGCAAGGACAGTCCGGTCCTGATAGCGCCGGTCTGGATCGTGAACACGACTGCGGCGAAGCGAACGGTTCGGCTGCATCATGTCCTTCCCGGTCAGACTTCGCAAGCGGGGAACGCGATCCTCTACGATTCGACCCTAGCACCGAACTCCAGCATGTTGATCGAGATGCCGATATCCCTTGGAGCCGGCGATCAGATCCGCGGACTGTCCGATGCGGCAGGCGTGAATGTCCTGCTGTACGGATTGAACTACGCATGAGCGCGACGGCAGGCCTCCTGCGGTGCTGCTGCCAAGCAGGACCGAGCACATGCCAGCAGGTGCTCAACTACTGTCCTGAGTACCTGCGTGTCGATCTGCCTGCGTTCACGGTCAGGACGCGCATGCTTTCGTTGCCGCAGGCGAATCCTCAGAACATCTCGTACACGATCGTCGGTCCTGCAGGCTGCTACTACGGACCGAGTCAGCAGCCGGAATACGGACATGTGCCTTTCAATCGAGTCGTGTACGACTACGAGGCCACGCTGTCGGCGAGTGCGTTGCTGTTCAAGCGGATGCCGACGAACAGCCAGAGCAGCTGCCAAGGACAGTGCAACACATGCCAGAGGTACTGCTTCATACGCGGGACGATGCAGACCGGCGAACTGCAATACAACTACAGGATGACGAGAGGCTATCTGTTCTTCGACGCGAATCAAGGCGGACCGATGCAGATGGTCGACACCGTGGATACTGCGGTCGGCAACATACCGGTCGCGAACATGTCGCCGAGCGAGCAGGCAGCGATAACGGGCAGGCTGACGACCGTGAGTCTCGCCGGAGGCGCATGCCAGCACACGCTTGAGTTCGGAGCTTCGTCTTATAGATTGTTGTCCAATGGCGGCGCGCAGAACGACGGTTATTGGTGTCCGTGCTGCAGTCCGAGCACGACTCCGGGAAACTGCCTGACCTATCGGACGGAGGGAGTGAACATCGGTCTTGCGATATCGCAGCGATGGGTGTCGCCAGGACCGCCATCGGTGAGTTGCCCGGGAACGACGCAGCCGATAGAAGCTTACGCGGCACCGTGGTCAGGAGGGCCATTCGGCCTCGGGCCGCATAGCGTCAACCTGCTCGATCCTTCGTTGAGTTCGTGGCTGCTGAATAGTTGCAACGGCACAGGAACGAACCGATATTCTTCGCCTGCGGTGACCTGCCGGCTCGGCGGATGGAACGACTACCTGCATTGCGAGGTGCATGAATGTTCGGCACAAGGACCGGCAGTGGTGGCAGCGGCATGACACGACGATGCAGGCATTTCCATCCGGCACCTTTCTGCTTCGCGAACGCTGCGAGGCAGGATCAACTGCCGCAAGCATGCGCATCATGCGACAAGTACGACGGTCCGCGTCGCGGAGCGGGCGACATCGTGCATGCGTTGCTGGCATCTCTGAAGATCAGTCGCTTGTTCACGAGCATGACCGGCGGGAACTGCGGATGCGGTCGTCGGCGTGCTATCCTGAATCGCATCCTTCCGTTCCGGAAGGCATGAGGCAGCAGCTATGGCAGTCACACTGACCGGAACCGGCGGATTATTCACGAGGCTCGGGAAGTTGTTCGGTTTGGCCAAGACCATCCGGCAGCACCAGCAGGCTATCGCTCCGACGGCCGCGACATCGACGAGCGGCATCCGCACGATCTATTCGGTGTTTGCCTCAACGACCGGGACGCTGCCGATGGCGACGGATCTGGTGCGAGCGGTCACTGACGAGGACAGCTTCGCTGATTCGAGTCTCGCGAGCTTGACCGCCATACAGGAAGCGGCACATCGAACCGTGATCGAGATGGTCAACGCCGATGTGAAGTTGCCCGTGAAGAGCGTCAACGATGCCCTGCGGGAGCTTGCATTCCAGATGAACCGGGACGGCAACAGTGTCGCGCGGACCAGCTTTACCGTCGGATCTCCATCGTATGCGTCTGGCAACACGGGAGATGCGGTGATCGTCGTGTCTCTTGAGGCCAATAAGACCATCCGGGACGATGTCGTGTTCACGACGAAGTTGACCGACTATCCCTGCGTGCGGACGGAGACCTTGACATTCCGGTGCGTGAACGACTCGCAGCAGGGCAACTCGGCGAGAGGGTACGAGCTTTGGCAGGTCAACGGAGAACAGTCGTTCCCGAATCTGGATCGCAGATGGCGAGCCGGCTCCGGTGCAATGGCGATGGTGAAGCAAACCTGCGCGGACGGGAACGGTTATGGCTACACGGCTGCGGGCGAGAATGTCCTGAACAACTCCAGCTTTGAGGTGTTCACGGCAAACCTTCCCGACCAGTGGGCGACGGTGACCGGAACGGCCGGAACAAACTTCAAGGCGAGCACGGCCACGAAGTATCGCGGCAGCAGGTCGTTGGAGTTCGTCGGCAACGGATCGACACTCGCGAGCATTCGCCAGAAGCTCGGCGACTTCACCGGAACGGCAGGCCGGCTCAAGGGAGACACGCTCTACCTGATCTCCTTCTGGGCGATCAACGACGGCACTACGCCCGCAGCCGGAGTCGTGCGCGTGTCGATTCAAGATGGCAGCGGAACCGTGCTCGGCAGCAATATGGCAGCGGCCGCCGGCTTCACCAGCGGTTATGCATCGTGGACACATGTCAAGACTGCGGTCGTGTCTCCGGTCGCGATACCTGATCCCGTGTATGTCGTGATCGAGCAGACGACCGCCATCACGAACGGCAGGTCCGTGTTCATCGACGACCTGACGGTCAGCGAGATGCAGCGTCTGGCTCCCGGCGGACCGGCCGTAGCCATCGTTGCAGGCGACACGAACAGCGTGCGAGGCGATCTTGCGACCGTCGCGATAACCGCGAACGAGGTAGGCGAGATGAACCTTGAGCTCGACCGGATGTTCGGCTTGTACGAGAGCGGCATCGCATTGCCTTCCGTGACATCGACATCTGCGACGGTTTCGGATACACTGATCTCGTAACCAGCATCATCCGCTCTCCTAGTGCGCGCACGCCGGATCACTGACCCCGATCCGGCGTGCGTGTTTGTTTGGTGGCAATCAATTGCGCTTGCGTCGAGGCAACGCAATCCGTCCCGCCGGCGTGCGGCCGGACCCGAACCGGCGGTCCGCCCGCGAGCCGGTTCCGCCGCGTTCGCAGGGGACCTATCACTGGCTGCGATCGAGTGATAGACCATCGTAAATAAAGTACACTATTTAGGTCTGAAGCGGACCGAAGTCCTTTCCAAACGGGCGAATCCGGGCGATGATTCACTCCGTCGGGGCCACCTGCCTCGACCCGCGCGGCCCGGTCCGGCCGCTAGGAGACGCCCGATGAAGAACGACTCTTGCCTCGGCTACGACGAAGACGCCGGTGAGGCGATCAACACGGAGAAGGACTGCGAGTGTCTGCTCGCGAATCTGCTGATGGGCGGTTTGCAGATCGAGGACCTCGTGCCGCAGCCGGAGGTGATGAACTTCGACGCTGCCGGACTGATGACGACGGATCGCGGAGTGTGCATCCGCTTCGCGAACGGAGCGGAGTTCCAAATCACCGTGAAGCGTTCCCGCTGAACCCGAACCTAGGAGACGACCGATGAGCGACCTGACCAAGTTTGTTGAACGGATGACCCGTGTTACCGCGAACGAGAACGAGGACATGACCCGGCGTGTGCGGGACGACTTGATCGCGATGAAGCAGATCTGCGACCGGCTGCTGGAGCGGCTCGCCGACGATCCGTGCCCGAACGCGTGGACCCTCCCCGGAATCGCGGCGGACCTCACCGCGAAGTACGCCCAACTCCACGAGATCCGCAAGGCTCGGGAAACTTGGGAGCGGGCGATCGTGCTGATCGACTGACGGATGCCCGGACCGCTCGCGGAAACGCGTGCGGTCCGATTCCCGGCGGAGCGTTCCGCCGGTTCTGCCTCTTGCTAGGAGACGACCGATGAACGAGCAGGACGATAAGTTCGAAGTTGCGATGGAAGTCGTGAACCACGCGTTCGCCACGAAGATGACGCTGCTGCGTCGCGGATTCCATCGCTACGCGGAGATGGGTGCGACGCCCGAGTATGTCGCGGAGCAGCGGAAGAAGTTGGTCGCGGAGGCTCGCGTGATCCTTGACCTCCTCGGAGAGATGGTGCATCAGGATGTGGTCAACGAAACGATGTTCGGCCGCATGAGAAACGAACTCTACGCTGCTGCGGAACACGCTCTCGCTGCGGAGAAGTCGCTGGCTGACCTGCTCAAGAATCGTGCGACCGCCTGAACACGAACCTAGGAGACGACCGATGAACGAGGCACTACTCAAGGCATACGACTGGATCTGTCCGCGAGCGAAGACCTGCGAGCAGAACTGGTTCGTGACGCTGTACCGCGTCGCGCAGGTGTACGGCGGACCGGAGGAGGGCGGATGGTGGTACGACCACTGGTTCCCGATCAAGACGGCGGAGTACCACGAACGGAAGTACGCCCAGCGTGTCGCGCACGAGATCAACAAGCGTGCGCAGGCGGCGACGGCCGAAGCGAAGAAGGAGCACGACGAGGAGATGCGGCGATCGTGCGACTGGTGCGAGGAGCGTGGCATCGAGCCGGAGGACCATCCGGCAGGCGAGCCGGACGGACCGGACCGCTATGTCGTGGTGATCGAGGAGACGCCGGGATCGCGGACGACGCGTGAGCGTCCGCGTTACGAGTGACCATCAACTAGGAGAGCAGCAATGCCGAAGAAGAAGAAGCAGCAGCAGGACGAGGTCGTGGAGGTCGCGGGCGAGCCGGAGCAGCCGGTTCCGCCGGAGCCGGAGGCGACCGGACCGGAGCATGTGCCGGACATCCAGCATCT